CAAGCAATGCATCATGCTGCTGAAATTTGGAAAGAGAATGGGCAAGAATTAGACGACCAACTTGGCGTTGTTGCTTTAATATTAGCCAATGGATTAGGAATTATCTCTGATGCCGCATTGAAGGAGGGTGAGTGATGGCAGATAAGCACCTTGTCGCCTGTGTTGCCCTTGTTTGCGCGGCTGTTACCGCAATGCGCGGGGCAGATGGATGGGGATGGTTCATTTTCATTGCGTGTTTATGCATTTAAAATTGTAGGAGGAGGAGTGATGGAATTTAGTTTTTGGAAATTTGAATTTGTGTCCCATGACGGCGGATGGTTTATAGCATGGGATGATGTAATTAAATTAGAATGGCATTCGCGCTGAAGGAGAATGAGTGATGGGTAAGATTCAAGAATGGTATGATTCGTGGCTTTTGGAACAAGCTAAGGAAGCTGTGGCAAATGGTAACTTTAAACCGCACCCGCCAAAGTATGTGTTTCCAAGCGACATTAAAAAAGCTTTGCGCCAACAAGCTGAAGAGTGTGAACATGCTGAACGTGACCCTAAAACGGGCATTTCAACGTGGCCCAAAGAAACAACGCTTGAGTGGCAAGCCGCTGATTTGATTGATGAGTATCTTGCAGAAATACGGCAATATGAAAACTTGCGCGATAAGTTTGTGGAACTTTGGCTGGATATGCGCGAACTGTTAGGCGGGGACGATGACGAAACGCTGGCTTGATTACTGGGATTTATGTCTACAATGTAGATACGCTGATCTAGACCATGTGGCGGATTTTATACATGAAATGATGGATGAAGTAAAAACCATGCATGAAGCTTTGTCCAAAATATCCCGTTCACAATACAACGCAGACAGCAAAGACATTGCAAATCAGGCACTAGATGCCAAACCTGCAAGCTTTAAAACAAAAATTAAATTAAAGGTGGTAAAATGACACAATCATTGGTTGGCGTTGAGGCGTTAACAACCCTTAACGATCTTGTATATGCCTATTTAGACGAGTTTAACATGCGGCCAAAACCCAAAGACGTAGGTATTCCGCAGACACGGGCGGAAAAGGCGGCGGAAAACCTCATTCGCGCCTCTCATGCGGAGGAAACGGACTACCAGTCTGTCATGTCAGCAATAAACAAAACTGTTGGGGTTATGCGTGACATTGAACAAGACTTAATTAGCCACGATTTGGGCAAATACATAGACCGCCGCAGGAAGGTGGAGCAACTTGGTTCCATTATGCACATCAGCCGCGCCTACCCTGACAGCGCATTAAAGCGGTTAAAAGACATGAGGCCTAAAAAGGTTGTAGACGCCGCCGCTTGATATAGTTTTTCATGGGGCGTAAACTGTTTCCATGACATTTGATGTAAATAATCTATCTGAAGGCGAGGCAAGAATCCTGCGTAGGAAGCTAAAAGCGGCTAACTACGAGGAAAACTTGTATAATTTTACTCAGAGGGCGTGGCGTGAGATTGACTCCGCGCCCTTTGCTGAGGGCGGCTTTGCTTTGCAGGCTATATGCGAGCATTTACAGGCTTGTGCTGATGGTTATATTAGGAATTTAATCATTAACGTGCCGCCTAGATTCTCAAAGTCAACCATTACTGGGACTATGTTCCCAGCTTGGGTATGGACTCAAAGCCTATCCTCGCCAACGTCAGGTCCGGGTATGCAATTTTTACATTCCTCGTATGCCATGAATCTTTCCGTGCAGGATTCGGTAAAGTGCAGGCGTCTTATTGAGAGCAAATGGTATCAGACATTGTGGGGCGATAGGTTCAAGCTTGTGGGCGACCAGAATACCAAAACGCGCTTTCAGAATGATAAGAACGGTATACGCAACACAGTGTCGGTTGGATCAGCCACAACGGGTCTTGGCGGTAATTATCTGATTGCGGACGATCCTAATAATGCGCAGGAAGCCAATTCTGAGGCTATTGTGGCGTCTACCATAGAGTGGTGGGACATGGCGTGGTCCACCCGCCTCAACGACCCCAAAAAGGGCGTCAAAATAGTTATCCAGCAACGCTTGTCAGAGAATGATGTTACGGGGCATATTCTTTCCAAGGACATTGGCGAGTGGACCCACCTGTGCTTGCCAATGCGGTTTGAAGTTGCACGGAGAACCTACAATGTACTTGTCCCCGCAGAATTTAATGACGGCGAACCAGTTATCTGGACTGACGAAAGGACTGAGGAGGGTCAACTCTTATGGCCTGAACGATTTGGAGATACCGAAGTTACCCTTCTGGAGAAGACACTTGGCCCATACGCGGCGGCTGGTCAACTTCAGCAACGCCCAGAGCCAGCAGGCGGCGGTATTATAAAACGCGAGTGGTGGGGCGAGTGGACTAAAGAGAAGTTTCCGCACAACCTTGAGATTGTTATTGCGTCGGTTGACACGGCATTTGGCGCTAAGGAGTTTGAAGGCGACTTTTCTGCCTGCACTGTATGGGGTGTGTACCGTGACGCGGGTACGGCGTCCGGCATTATTGGCGGGGACATGACGGGAAACTGGCAACGTATTTCTGCGGAAGACCGTGAAGCTGATGTTCCCAAGGCAATCCTTATGCATGCATGGCAGGGCCGCATGGAACTTCACGAACTTGTCAACAAAATTGGACAATCTGCCCGTGAGTGGAAAATTGACTACTTGCTGATTGAGAACAAGGCGTCGGGTATTTCCGTCAGTCAAGAATTGCGTCGGTTATTTGGCTACGAGAACTACGGCGTCAGGTTGATTGACCCAAAGGGCATGGATAAGGTCGCCAGAACTTATTCGGTCCAACATCTGTTTTCTGAGGGTATGGTGATGGCCCCGACCGACGCATCCGGTGAGGTTTTCCGCGTTTGGGCCGAGATGGTTGTGGCTCAATGCGCCACATTTCCCAAGGGAAAACATGATGACTTACACGATACGGTAACGCAGGCGCTAAACTGGTTGCGAGGGACAGGAATGCTTCAACGTGGCGCTGAGCGGACCGCTGAACTTGCTGGTAAAAATGCATTTGTGGGTAGTAAAGAAAACCAGCCATTGTATCCCGTATAATTGCATGCTATGTAAAAATTAACCAAAGGAGAGTATAATGCCTAAGCATACTTGGTCAATAACACTCAATCCGTATGATCACTCCGGCCATACCCACAAGACCGTCAAGGCTGATTCGTGCAGCGTCTATGACGGCAGAATTGCTTTTTATAACAACATGTCAAGAACTGACGATGACCCGTTCCCTGAAAGCCTGCTTATTGCCTACATTCCTACAGACCGCGTGTTTGAGTTGGAAATATTGGACGACGAAACAGGCGAGCCAGTAGGTTTTTTGTTTCAAGGGAGCAATTAAATGGCAGACAACCCCCACTTTATGACGCCAGAGGAAATGTCCAAGGTGATTTGTCCCTTTGGAAGAGGAAATGGCATACCCGGCAGAGAAGTCGTTATTGACGGGCAAATCCTTGGGAAGCCATGCGTTTCAGAACACTGCGCCGCTTGGCGTTGGGCTAGTTACTACGAAGAAGACGAGAACGACATGGTATATAGCGACGACTACGGCTACTGTGGATTGATTGGTATATGAGCGACAATCTTAAAACAATTAACTCCGTCGTCACAAAGGATTTGGGAGACGGATACATTAAGGTTGTCATGATTATAGATAACAAATACCACGAATATCGTGTGAAACGGCAGGTTGCGGTAAGTCTTATTCAAGCATTAGCAGGATCACTTGACGGTGATTTGCATATAGTGTAAATAAACAAGCGTCTTTGGAAAGGACGCAAAAATGATGACATGGAATCACCGGGTAGTTAAGTATGAAACCCGCAACTTGTTTGGCGATCCAGACGTTGGGTACGCCATTCACGAAGTTTTTTACGACAATAACGGCAATGTTCAGGGCATGACATCCAATCCCGTGAAGCCTTGGGGCGACACAAAGGACGAATTGCGTTTGGAATTGTTGCGCATGATTGAGGCTTTGGAAAAACCAGACCTTGATTATGATGACAAGGATGACGACGAGGCATTTGCGAATAAAGCATAATTAGCCTATAGTGCGCGGGATATTCTTACAGGAACCCGCACATGGCACTGACGCCCGGACTTGTCCCAAACATACGCCTTGATCA